TGGCGTCGTGAGGAAGGTTACGACTCCACGTGGCGTCGACTGATTGATCTGTATCGGGGCCGTCATTACGAGTTTGCGTCCGATGAGGATCGTTTGCTGGTCAACATTGCGTTCTCTACGGTGAACGTGATTGCTCCGTCGGTGTCGGTGAACTATCCGAAGATTGCGGTGAATGCGACGAAGCCGGATGATGCGCCGAAGGCGATCATCACGGAAGCGGTCATCAACTACTGGTGGCGGCATTACAAGGTGAAGCCAGAGTTCCGTCGGGCTGTCAAAGATTTTCTGGTGGTCGGTCACGGCTGGTTGAAGTGCGGCTACCGGTATGTCGAAGAGGAAACGGTTGAGTCTGGTGACGAGCCGTCAGATGCTGACGCGCTCGGCAATGAAGTGACACCGTCGATTGTGGTGGTGGAAGACCGTCCGTTTGTTGAGCGTGTGTCTCCGTTTGATGTATTCATCGATCCGGATGCCACGTCGATGCGGGACGCCAAGTGGATTGCTCAGCGGATCCGTCGCCCGTTGGCCGATGTGAAGGCCGACAAGCGGTATGCGAAGCAGGCGCGGGATCGGGTGGCTCCGTCGTCTACGTCACGTTTTGCTGACGAAACGGGACGGAAGAAGATCCACGACGACAACCATTCGTACGTTGACATATGGGAGTACTACGACATCCGCACCAAGACGATGTCGGTGTTTGCTGAGGGTGGCGACCAGTTCCTGATCAAACCAACTCAGATGCCGTACGCGTTCGGTCATCCGTTTGTGATGATCCGCAACTATGACGTGCCGGATCACTTCTATCCGATGGGTGATCTGGAGGCGATTGAGCCGCTTCAGCGGGAGTTGAACGAGACGCGCACACAGATGATGAACCACCGCAAGCGGTTCTCACGCAAGTACCTGTTCAAGGAATCTGCGTTTGATGGTGATGGCCGTTCAGCGTTGGAGTCTGATTACGACAACGTGCTGGTGCCGGTCGCTTCGGATGAGCCGCTGTCGAATGTGGTGGCACCGTTCCCTGCGGTGATCACTCCCCCAGAGTTTTACAACCAGTCGGAGATGATCCAAGGGGATGTGGAGCAGATCACTGGGGTGTCGGAGTATCAGCGTGGCGCGTTGCCGGAGATCCGTCGCACGGCGACGGAGGCGGCCATCATGCAGGATGCGGCGAACGCACGTGCGGCTGACAAGTTGGCGACTATTGAGGGTGCGATCGTTGAGGTTGCGATCCGGATGGTGGCTTTGGCCCAGCAGTACATGACGGGTCAGCAAGTTGCCCGTGTGACTGGCAAAGATGGGGTGCCGATGTGGGTCACGTTTGATCGTGACTACATCTCTGGCGAGTTCGACTATGAGGTTGAGGCGGGTTCTACTGCGCCGAACAATGAGTCGTTCCGCCGCCAGTCGGCTCTTCAGATGGTGGATGCGATGGCTCCGTTTGCGTCTGCTGGTGTGATCAACGTGGAGCGGCTGGCCGCCCACGTGTTGCAGTTTGGGTTCGGTATCAAGAATCCGGGCGAGTTCATTCAGCAGATGCCACCTGAGGCTCAGGTTGCTCCTGAGGCTGTGCCTGCCCAGATGCCTGTGCCGATGCCTGAGCCGCCTCCGGCGGGTCCGGCTGGTGTGGCCGCTCCCCCGGCGGCAAACCCGATGGAACTGTCGGGTGTTGATCCTGCGGTGTTGGCCGCGTTGTCGTCCCGTCTTGGGGTGGCGCTACCGAATAGTGGAGGAATGTGATGCCGAACAAGCCGAAAAAGGTTCCCCCCGGGTTTCACAGGATGCCTGATGGCAGTCTGATGAAAGGCAAGTCGCATGGTGCCAAGAAGAAGGCTCCTGCGAAGAAGGCCGCGCCGCGTCGTTCTGCGACGCGTCGCAACAACATGGATTACTGACAGATGGCTGAGCGTGACCCGAAACTGGTGAACGCTGGCGTTTCGGATTACAACAAGCCGAAGCGCACACCGAACCATCCGACCAAGTCATGGATCGTTGTTGCCCGTAACTCTGAGGGTAAGACGAAGACGATCCGGTTCGGTCAGCAGGGTGTGACGACTGAGGGGTCGGATCCGAAGACGGATCGTGGCAAGGCTCGCCGCAAGTCGTTCCGTGCCCGTCACAAATGTGAGACGGCTACGGACATTCTGAGTGCAAGGTATTGGGCGTGCCGTCACCTTTGGTGACGGCCGCCAAGACGGCTGGTGCCGTGCTATTGGGCGTATTGATCATCGTTGTTGGGGTGTGCGTGTGGGCGGCAAACGAACTGAAGAACCAGATCGATCGTGGCCGGAAGCAGGTCAACCGCCACTAGTTGAGATTGTGTGGCATGACTCGTATTCGTTGGATGACGACTGGTTTCCGGTGCCGCACGAACCGAAGATCCGTGTGATCACCTCGTCGGGTTATGAGGTGGCGTCCGACGCGATGTATGTGACGTTGGCATCGACGTTCGATCTGGAAACCCGCCATTTCTCTAACGGGATCGCCATTTTGCAGTGCTGTGTGCTGTCCCGCCGCGTCATCTAACGATCTCTAGCGGTCCCTAGGTAACGGTTTTTCTATCTATATGGAGGGTTTCCCCTAGCGGTGGCCCTCTGTTAGAGCAACCGACATGGACTCTGGAGACATAGTGAGTGACACGATTGATGCCCCGCAAGTAGACCCCGTCGTAGACGGACAAGTTGGAGATGTGGGCGGAACGCCAGATGTGGCGGACGATGCACCAATCCTGAACGTCGAAGAATTCTCTGACCATCATGTGACGGTCAAGGTCGACGGTGAGGACGTGAGGGTTCCGTTGTCAGAGGCGGTGGCCGGTTACAGCCGTCAAGCGGATTACACCCGCAAGACGCAGGAACTGGCAGAGCAGAGACAGCAACTTCAGTGGGCAAGTGCAATTGCTCAGGCGCTGGAGAACGATCCCAAGCAGACCATCAACCTTCTGCAAACCCATTACGGGTTGTCGAAGGCGGAGGCTCAGCAGGTTGCCAATCAGGCAACTGCGGAGGCTCAGGAGTCTGAGTGGGCCGACCCAGTTGAAGCCCGAGTGAAAGAACTTGATGACCGGATCCGCCAGTTTGAAGAGGACAGGGCGTATCAGCAACTCCAACAGGAAGTCGCACGACTGCAAACCACATACGGAGACGATTTCAATCCTCAGGAGGTTGTGTCTCAGGCGCTTGCGACTGGGAGCACGAATCTGGAGGCGGTCTACAAGCAGATTGCTTACGACCGGCTGGTGGCCCGCGTGCAGGCCGCCGAGCAACTGGCGGGTGACCGTACTGCTCAGGAGCAGGCGGTGCTGGATGCGAAGCGGGGTGCAGGTTTGGTTGCTGGCGGGTCTGGGGCGGCTGGTGAAGGACAGTCGGAATCGGCTCCAATCCGTTCAGTTTCCGACGCTTGGAATGCCGCGAAGCGGGAGTACGGCGTCGCCTAATTCTCTAGGGAGAATCAACAATGGCTGGTAACACCAACTTCGACAGCCTGCTGTCGACCACCATCGCGAACTATCGCGATCAACTCACGGACAACGTGTTCAACGCTCGTCCGCTCACCAACCACCTTATGGACCGGGGACGGATCCGCATGGTGGATGGCGGCACCAAGATTGTGGAGCCGCTGATCTACGCTGAGAACAGCACCGTCGCGTCGTACTCTGGTTACGACACGCTTTCGCTGACCGCTCAGGAAGGCATCTCCGCCGCCGAGTACGCCTGGAAGCAGTACGCCGTTTCCATCGCGATCTCCGGCATCGAAGAGGCCAAGAACAACGGCGAGCAGGCCATCATCAACCTTCTGGAGGCCAAGGTCATGCAGGCCGAGGAGTCCATGAAGGAAGGCTTCAACGCCATGTTCTTCGGTGACGGCACCGGTAACTCCGGCAAGGACTGGGACGGTCTTGGCAACATTGTTGAGGCTTCCGGCACTGTCGGTGGCATCAACCGTGCGACCGTCGGCAACGAGTTCTGGCGGTCGTATGAGGAGAACAGCGCTGGTGCTCTCACCACGGCTGACATGACCACCGCCTACAACACTGTTTCGGTTGGTAACGACCATCCGGACATGGTGCTCACCACTCAGACCCTGTTTGAGAAGTACGAGTCGCTGCTTACGCCGCAACTCCGTTACACCGACACCAAGACGGCTGACAGCGGGTTCCAGAACCTTCTGTTCAAGGCCGCCCCGGTGGTCTACGACGTGGATTGCACCGCTGGTGTGATGTACTTCATCAACTCCAAGTACCTGACTCTGGTTGGGCACAGCGGCAAGTGGTTCCAGCAGACGGAGTTCGTCCGTCCTGAGAACATGGATGCCCGCTACGCGCTGATCTTCTGCTACGGCAACCTGACCTGCCGTAACGCGAAGAAGCAGGGCAAACTCACTGCCCGTACTGCCTGATCAGGCGGATAGTGACGGTGACGGCGGGGGGCTTCGGCCCCCCGCTTTCCCATTTGGGTAACGAACTGGCCTTTTAGTGATGGCTGGTGTACCTGCATATTCCCTGTACGGCGTGTCTGCGATGCGGGATTCTCGTCCTGCCGCGTCACCAGAAGGTTCTCGTCCCGCACCTCCGGGGGGTATGCCGTACACCGGTCACACGCGTTGTATGGCGAATGAGGCGACGTGTCAGGGGCATCGGGCTAAGGGCACGGACTATTGCATGGGGCATCTGAGGCAGATGGCCCGGGAGATCAAGGAGCGTGAGGGTGAATCTGGCTGACATTCGCTCCAAGGTTCGTGAGATTGTCGACATGGATTCGACAGATCTGTCGGACACGTTGCTGAACATGTACATCCAAGACGGCTACGACCGGATGATTGCGTTGGAGCGTCGCTGGCCGTTCTTTGAGAAGACGTACACGTTGAACACGGTTGCCGATCAGCGTTCGTATGCGTTGTCTTCGATCGGTACGGGGGATGTGCGGGAGATCACGTCGGTGGTGGACACCACTGCTGGTGGTGTCCGGTTGACGCTGGTTGCACATGAGGATGCTGAGGCGTTGTGGTTGGGGTCGTCTGATCTGTCGTCCCGGCCGTTGCATTTCTCTGTGTGGCAACAGGAGTTGTATTTGTGGCCTCGTCCGAACGGGGTGTTCAACCTGAGTTTGCGCGGCTATCGGAAGCCGACGGCGTGGTATCAGAACGACACCACCGAGGTGGATGCTGACGATCGTTTGCATCAGTCGCTGGTGTATTACGGGGTGGCTCAGACTTACCAGTTGCAGGAGGACACGCAGTTGGCGTCGTTCTACCGTGAGTCGTTTGATGAGGCTGTGCGGCTTGCCGCCGGGGACATC